CTAGTAAGAGACTAGTGGGTATAGTAGGTGCAGGATTCCTTTATTGGACACTTTATACTAACTCTATGTCTGAAGCTCATGTAGTACCTGCTGAATCGCTTGTATGGGCAACTACAGCCCTTATAATGGTTTCTCTAGGTCTAACTACCATTGAGTCAGTTACGGGTCTTATTAAGGGTTTTAAACAAGATAAAACAGAAGAATAATTGGATAATTTTATAGCTCATTTTTTAGATGGTGGGTGGGTAGTGCTATTAATTGGAGCTGCAGGAATGGTAGCTAGGCTTGTAACTACAAACGAAGAGCAATCTAGTTCCGATGTAGTTAAGAAGATGATTAGTTCTATGATTGCCTCACTAATTGCATGGTTTGTAATGGAGCAGTTTGAAGTCGACTCTATGTACAAGGCTGTTGCTTATGGGTTAGTTGGATTAAATAGTCCAGAAATAATACAAGGGGTGCTTAAAATAAGTGGTCAGTTTGCTGCTGACCCTATGTCATTTATGAAAAAAGAACAACCAAAAACAAAAAGAAAACGATGAAAAACATTTTATTAATCATACTAACAGCGATTATCCTGTCTGTTGCTGGGTTCGGTAAGTATGTAGAATACACTATTAAAAAGACAGCAATAAGTGTTTACGAAGATAGATTAGTTCCTCAGCCTTATTTGAGCAGAAAGTTTGATTACTATGGCTCAACAATACAGGACCAAATTAAGGTTATTAAAGGGGGGAAGATAGATTTAGTTGCAATACAAAAAGAGAAGGATATAACAGATACAATGTGGTCTGCATACCTTAAGACCTATCAGACAGAAGAAGAGAGGGAAGTTAGTAGCAAAGCTCAAATGTTCATTGATACAGCAGATGCTTATTTTGAAAAGATTTCAGCAGATGGCGTCGTTACAGATGAGGAAGCCAAGGAGATGGACAAGAAGATATACCCTGTTTTAGAGTACGTAAACGACTTAATAGACATTCAAACTACTATTGGAGCAAAAGATACCAAGGGTATGATAACCTTATTAGATAAGTTTTCAAACTTTATGATAGGAGCTATTGCTTTGGCTATCGCTCTTTTTGGTTCCATCTTGTATGATATGTTTAAAAATAGAAAACAGGTTGTAAAACAGGTTGTGAAAAAAGCAGCTAAAAAGCCAATTAAAAAAGCAGCTACTAAAAATAAAAAGAAATGAGATTTATAGCAGTTATATGTTTATTGTTTGCAATGAAGAGTAATGCCCAGTATTATGTTATGGCAGCTCCTAATGTTGCATTTAATACCCCATTAAGTGACACTAAAAATTTAATAGGTGCAACAGTAGAGGTAGGTAGATATTTTGGCAAAACAGCAGTAGGAATTAATAGTGGTTGGTGGACTTTAGATAGCAAAGACTTTTATCAAGAGGTTATGGCTACATTCCCGATTTATGAAAACTTTAGTGTAAGTGCAGCAATAGGGTACTTATATCATCATAAAGATATAACCATGGAGTATGACTTTAACTACGCCATACCGATGAAAAAAGATTACTCATTTGTATTAAGTTATGGCGCTCAAAGTGCCTTTGGTGGAACTTATGCAGCATATTCAATAGGAATTAATAAAGATTTTAAAATAAAATAACATGAAACTAGACGCATTAGCTACGAAGATTCCAGCTCAGGTATTATCAGAAATACCATCAGTAATAGAGAAGTTTTCTATAACAAGCCCGCTTAGATTGGCTCATTTCTTGTCTCAATGTGCTCACGAGAGCGGTAACTTTAAGGCTGTTACTGAAAACCTTAATTATGGTGCAGCAGGACTGCGTTCTATATTTGGGAAATACTTTAAAGATGATGTGTCAGCTAAGGCTTTTGAAAGAAAACCTGAAAAAATAGCTAATAAAGTATATGCTTCTAGAATGGGTAATGGAGATGAAGCTAGTGGAGATGGTTGGAAGTTTAGAGGAAGAGGATATATTCAATTAACCGGTAAGGATAATTACAGCCAATTTGATAAGGTTGTAGAAGATGATATCCTGGCTAATCCTGAATTAGTGGCTACAAAGTATCCATTAATGTCTGCAGCCTTCTTTTTTGAGAAGAATAATCTATGGAAAATCTGTGATGGAGGAGCCGATAAAGACGATGTAATTGCTGTTACAAAACGTGTAAATGGCGGTACGCATGGGCTTGAGGATAGATTAGCTAAATTCAGCCTATTCAACTCATTACTAAGTTAATCACATATCCGAATACCTTCATATATTTGCACTAATGAAAGACAATGTAGTAGATAAAGTTAAAGCGTGGCTGATGCCACTTTTACTAAGCGGATTCTGCTATATCTTCTATAGCGACATAAGAGAGATGAAGTCTGACATTAAGATACTACTAGGACAGAGTAGAGAATACTCAATAAGAATAACAACAGCGGAAAGAGACATATCAGAACTAAAAGGTAAAATAGCAATATATGAAAGATACCCTGCAAAGCATGAGGAGTTTTATGACACCAAAAAGAATCTTAGGTAGTCTAGTTGCAGTTGTATTTATCTTAATGGTCGTTTTTGTGAAAAAATCACAAAAAGAAATCAAATTAGACCTAATAAAGTACGATTCAGCCATAAATAGTGCTAAAATTGAGATAAAATCTCTAGAATTAGAATCAAAGGAGAAAGAGAAGAAAGTAGCATCTAAAGAATATTCAGTTAAAGAAATATACATTCAGTATGAAAAAGATACTACTTATGTCAATAGTATGTCTATTGACTCTATCCAAAGCTGGTTCTCAGACCGTTACAAATAACGATACAGTAAAAATACACGTAGACATAGCAAAGAAGGTCATTAAGGACCTTTTATTATTAGATGCTACAAAGAAGCACAATGACACATTGGTGTCAATTTTGAGCCTTAAAAACGACATTATTGCTAATAAGGACCTACAGATAGAGAACTATAAGAAAATAGGCTTAAATCAAGAGATAAAGCAAGCTATTTATGATAGTGAATTATCCAAGAAGACTATGGAGTTGCGTAATGTTAACAGAAAGCTATCCATACAATCTAAGCTTAAGTGGGTATATCTAGCGGTTGGAATAGTAACAACAGCATTAATACTCAAATAGCTATCTTGATGGCTTCTCTTTCTTAGAGAAGTCTATTTTAACCTTATCGTACTTGTATACCAACTTTCTTCTTTCTTTAATTCTAACTTCTAGCATTTCATTTAGCTTATTTATCTCTGAGTTTAGAAGTTCTACTCTTTCGTTATCTTGCAGCGATTCGTAAAGTGGTATCATTGTATTAAATATTTAGGGATGCAATATAGAACATATAATCTAATCATGGAAGGCGAAATTGACAACTCTGAAAAGATTGTTGTTAAGTCGTTTGTTATATCTAAATCTACTGACTTAGATGAGGTTCTAGACATGGCAGAACTAGCTGGCTCAGTGTCTATAACAAAAAATGGAACGAGCCATGAAAATGACCCGTTCCTTATTAAGACAGTTAGAATGAATTAAAATATGTGAACAAATCTTGCTATCTGACCATGCAGTTTATGATGCAAGAATCCTTCAACAGCTTTAGGGGCATGAGTATAACCATTACGGTGATGCCAACTATCTGTTCCTGATGGACTTCTTAGTGTCTCAACATTAACACCCATATAATCTTTAGAGCGTTTGTGATGCAGGTGATGTACATAGAAGTACTTATGCTTACACTCTGACCAATCTAATCCAGCCTCATGAGCCATTAGCATAGGTAAATCAGCCTCTTTTGCTCCGTCTCCATGAGTTGTACCTATTAGGTTATTATGGTATCTAAAATACTTTCTATGAGCTATTGAGCAGTTGAATACAACAGCCTTATCTTTTGAGAACCAACTGTTTATTGTATCTGCCAGGAAGAAACCATTAGTATAGTCGTGATTTGATGGGTCATACTGAACGTATACGTCAGCAATCTCTCTAAGAACTTCTATGATTTCTATGTGCATTTGCTTTGCAATCAAGAAGTTGTCATACCACATGCCATCTGTATCTTGTGGAGTACCTGATGTAGTTTGTCTCTTTGGGGTATCTACGTGTAAAATATCGTTTCCTATTACGTAAAGGATTCTATCTTTTTTGAAACCACTAGATTTCTCTATGATTCCATACACACCTTCCATAACTCTTTTTACAGCTATATCTACGTTGTAATCTTCTCCTGTCTCAAATGCACTAGATAATTTACCTATGTGAATATCTGCTGGGTCAACAACTAACAAATGATAGTCGTCTTGTTTTAGAACTCTGTCTCTTGTTGGGTATTTATACTGAGGAGCATACTTAGTCATAGAATCGATAATCTCGTCTCTAACTTCCATATAACCCTTTCCTCTGTTTGCTACATTAATAGAGAAGTGGTCTCCCTTGAACCAATAATGTTTTACATCTTGTATGGGGATTCCGTTTAACTCGCACTCGTTAGCTAGAGCTTCGTGTCTAGTTCTAATGTCTTTTAGAATCTCGAATTCCTCTTGCGTAATGCGAGGTCTGATTTGGTTGTTCATTGTTTATTTGCTTTATTGGGTTTAGTTTTTTCTCCTACCCCTTTTCGCACTTTTCTTTACAGCAGATAGGTCATTTGCTTTTAGCTTGGCTATTAGCTCTATGCATTCTGTTTGAGATGAAGGGAAGAATATCTCCGGAGTGAACTCTTCCCTAGAAGACAAGAAGTATTTAAATAACTTCCATCTTAATTTATTCTC